CAGATCCTACCGTAATAATAGGTTCATTCCAATCACTATCATCCGAATCAGATTTTGGTTTTGGATCATACTCATCACTCTCTTGTGGTGTAATCGTATTGTCTTCAATCATTTCATCATCTCCATAAATTTCATCGTAAAGAAGGCTCCATGCATTAATCATACATCATCCCTCCTCATTTGGCAACTGGAAGTCTGCATCAACTTTATCATACAGTTCCAAGAATGATTGCTTAGTCTCATCATCAAATCTATTCACACAAACTTGAATTGCTTTTGCCTTATTATTAAAGATACCAAAAGCACGAACAATGTGAACCAATCTACGAGTGCTGATGATCTCATCAACACCACCATCATAGAATGTTTTACGGATTATGTCACCCCAATCAACTAATCTCTTACAGAAATCAGTATCAGTAACACCTAATTGAGAAGCAACTCTACCTAAAATCTTTATTTCAATTGATGGTGATGGATAATCCTGTTCAAATGTTACTGGAAATCTTTCGAGGAAGGCTTCATTAAGCACGTTAGTTCCAATAAATCGTCCATCGTCTGAACCTTTACCTTTAGTATTTGCGGTTGCGATGATGTTGAATCCTTTTGCTGGTTGGATGAATCTTCCGATTTTTTTAAGGAAAACTCCCTTACCTTCAAGGATGGACTGGAGGCATAAGATTTTGTTCGAGGCAAGGTCGATTTCGTCAAGGAGCAAGATAGCACCTCGCTGGAGAGCTTGAATAACTGGTCCGTCGTGCCAAACGGTTGCACCGTCAACAAGGCGGAAGCCGCCAATGAGATCATCTTCATCAGTTTCTATAGTAATGTTTACACGAATAAGTTCTCTCTTTGCTAGAGCACATGCTTGCTCTACAGAGAAGGTCTTACCATTACCTGATAGTCCTGTAATAAAAGTTGGATAAAATAACTTAGAAGAAATAATCTTCTTAAGGTCATTAAAAGGACCAAACTTAACAAAAGTATCATCCTTTTCAGGTACAAGATTCTGTGCTACAGGTGGTTCTACAGCAGGTGCATTAAAGGAGTTCTCAATTTCCTCAACTACTTTTTGAGTAACTTCTAGATTCCACTTACCACGACCAACTGAAAATTCTTTAATTTTTTTGGTGACTGTCTGATAACCAATGTCATTTGCTGCACAGAAACCACGAACGTCAGCAGCAGTAAACTCAACACCGAAAGTGCTCCTTAAACGATCAATGATTTCTTCCTTTGTCATTTTAAGCTCAAATGTCATAATGTGTTTTGTTTTCGATATACCTAGTATAACCGAAAAAGGGGGTTAAAAAACCCCCAGTGGACACTTATTTTATTGTCTATATTTCTTTACGCTCTCTTCCCACTCCTTCATGGATGATTGCAATTGACCCTCATTGTCCTTTGGATCTAATTTATCATACCCTTTCATCTTTTTCCATTTATTATACAAAGCACCCAATATCCAACTAGAAGAAAGACTGTTAGGTCCATTCTCTAGCAATTCAAGATGCCTTTCGTTACTGGTGTACGCCTTGTACTCCTCTCTCCAATTAGAATCATCATAAAGTTTATTTGCCATAGGTAAAAGTCTTTCCTTTAATTTTTGTATCACCTTCTGGTGAGGTTCTACCAGGTTTCATCGTTCCTGCAGTAAATCTTTTAACATTTTTACCTGCAGATTTGCCGAGTCCACCCTTTCGGGTTGCCGTTACTGTACCAGTCTTTTTGGTTTGTGTCAACACTGCATCCTGACCATACTTCTTACCAAGTGCTTTTACTGCTTTCTTAAACTTCCTCTTACCCTTTTTACCAGAAGTTACTACATGACTTCTCTCTTTAACCTTTGTGGTTTTACCAGTATCATCATCTTTCTCATCCCATCTTCCAGATACCTTAGTAGCACCTGGTAAACCCTTACCCTTTATATCACGATCTAACTGCTTACCTCTTGCCTTATTCTCTTTCTTTGATTTGTCACCACGACTTCCAGAGATGACTGCCATCCCACCTTTATCTGACTTAGATTTAATTCTACTCAGACTACTTTCTTCTAGAAATTCCTTATAAGTCTTCATTATCAGCGACACTATTATATGAATATTTATTCTTCTTTATTCTTAACTGAATTCCATGAAGTTCCAAAAGTGAGATCTTTGTATCAGTCATCTCTTCACTATAAAAAATAAGAGGTTGTCTGGTACAGTCTCCACTCATTTTTCTTCCTCATCAACTTCTACTATTGTTTTATAATATTCTAATCTTCTCCGAAGAAGAGTTACTTCTTCCTTTAATTGTTCTTTTTCTGTTCTCAGTTCTGCGATTTCTTGTTCGTAGAGGATAATCATTTGTTCCAGTCGAAGTACATCATTTTCTAGATCCCATCGTGGTTTGGGATATGGAGTGGTCATGTTAGGGTTTCTGAATAATTATTTACTCATTTAATCATTGCTTTATTTTTTTAACCAATCTGGTTTTCTGGATTCGTCACGTAAATAATTAGATGCAACCCAAGGTTTGCTGCTAATGTAATTTTTGTAAGCAGTAAAAGTGTCAATGCTTGTGTCATATTTAAACTCATCAGGCATTGCACGAGTAAAGGACTCCACCATACAATAACATGTAATTACCTCACCTGCAAATTTATGGAATGTTTTCTTTGCTTCAAACAATGCTTTATGACATCCATGTAGTTTACCATAACGATGTGTATACTCATCAGATAATGCACAACCATGCTGGATTAACCATGCTGTATTGTATATACTTGCTGCTGCCCATTGGGTGCAAGGATGATTACGAAATGCACCTTTGGATGTTTTGTATGGTTGTCCATCATTACGATATATTTTACCATAACTATGACCCCACTCATCAGAGCAAACAATAGAAAGCATTTGACATGTTTCTAATGGCATCTTGACCACATGCTTATCAGGTAAGCATTGAGCAGATTCTACAGGGTCTGGACTAGTGACAAATATATTCATTTTTTAAATGCACCTAACCTAACTAATACTAACATAGTAATAGCAGTCCAGAAGATAATATACCACATAATTTAATGTTTTGTAGTGTTGCTCCTTGTCCTATTGATTATACTAATAAATTTATCTCCAGCAAATGTGCCACCAAGACACACATCAATCTCATCTCCATCTTTCCAATTAGTCTCACCATTCATTTTGGTGTGTTGCATTAATACTGCAATCTTATCAATGACTTCTTGTGTCAGTCTCAACTTGCCCTCCAAGCAACATAACAAATAAAAAATAGACCAGATAATATAAAAAAGGTAATGGGAAAAAATGGTATCACTGTCATAGCATGAACCACTTGTATAAGAACAATACCATAGAAAATGTACATAATCCACATTCCTATTTTATTGTGCCTACTTCCCCTTTTATATGGATGGCAACCATAAGGTCCACTGTCCCATCCATCTTGCATATACTCCTCAGTAGGAATTTCTCTACTCATTATCCAAAGGTAGAATCAGGTTCTAGAGCTATATAATAACGCAAATCACAATCCTTGTTGGTAAACTTGGACAGTAATTTTTGTGACACAACCACTTCATAAGTGCCTGGTAGAATCTTAATATTCTCAATCTTAAAGTTAAAGGAAAATACCTTATCAGTTTCTCCTACTGTTACAGCAAAAGTATTTGATGTATCATTCTTCTTATCTCTTACAAGTAACTTAACTACACCTGCTTCACCTATGACTGCTAGATCAGGTAGTTGGTAGATACCTGCTGCTTTAAGCAACTTATCTAACTGTTGAGTGCTTAACTCAAAACTTACATCCTCAGTAGGAAGAGTAATGTCTTTATCTGGTGGAGTGATGATTACGTTAGGATCAGCAAAGAAATACTTAGATCTCATCTTACCTTCCTTGATGACCACATGCCCATCATTCTCAAAATCCAACTCTGGACTCTGATGTAATCCCAATCCATTAAGGAATTGATTTAGATCATAGATACCAAAGTCTTTTGGCAACTCCTCATCTACTGTTGCTTCAGCAAGAATGTTCTTCATCACACTTATAGTGCGAAGTTTACTTCCCTGTTTAAACAGAATAGACTGATTAATTGTAGAAAAGTTTTTAAGAAGTGATAATGTATTATCAGAAAGTTTCATAGCCACGGGTCGTAGTTTCATTTAATTGCCCACTGAAATGATAAAGTAGGAGTGAATAGTGTAGTGCTTTTAGTATATCACGTTTTGCTTGTCCCTTCTTATCATATCTGCTCAAATACTTAATTGCATTTGATCTACAGAATGATTCTGCATCTCCTACTGACTCAATAAGATCAAGTGTCTGAACATTATTATTGTCAGAAGTATAGTGTCCACCATAAGTGGTAGAAATATAATCCTGAAGAGCTTTGATGGACTCATCTTCCTTATACTTTCTAGTACAATCTTTCTGGATGCCAGGTGTTGGTGTAGTAAAATGATGAGCAGCAGCATCATCATTATCTGCTAGAAAATTCTGAGGAAGTGGTATTCCAGTATCATCTGGTATCTTAATATTCAGAGTATCAACATGTGGTTTAGTATTTTTATTTAGAGAACCTTTATCTACACCAGTTCTTACAGCATCCATACTTG